CGAAAGCCTGCGCGGGCACGCGAAGTGGGAAAAGCCGGAGAACCTGGCCTTTATCATTGTGGACGGGCCGGACGACAGCCACAAGGAGCCTGCCATTCGGTGTAGCAACTGCGGTGGCATGATTCCTGAGAGCGACTTCGACAAGTGGGTATGGAACTACTGCCCCGTATGCGGGTTCATCATGGAGGACGCGACGAATGAGTAAAGAACTTGTGCTGATCTGCAATGAGGACGGCAAGTGGCAGGCATACGAGAACGACCACAGCGTTGTGATCGTCTGTGCGAGCCAGGAGGAGCAGGACAGGGCGTGCGAGGTTCTGAGCAAGATCGGAACAGACGACGATCTCCGGGACGCGATCTTTGCAAGCCCTGCTGCTATTGCGGCCAAGCTGAAAGCTTACTGCGAGTCCAAAGACCAAAATTGCGGTGGATGTGCATTTAATAAATCCAAGGGTTGCGCCTTGCGCAATCCGCCGCCCCAATGGGAAATCGAGGAGGTACAGCCGAATGGATGAAGAAATGACCGGCCTTTTCAGGTGCCGCAACTGCGGAGCTGTCTTCGAGGAAAAGGTGGATGTGGCACGGTCTGTGAGCTGGGCTATCAAAGACATAACGGAGAATCTTGGAGGGGACGGCATTACAAGCGTGTTTCACAGGACGTCTCTTCCTGAGAGGTTTGTTCTCCACTGGTGCAAAATGGACAAGGTCTGCATCTGCGACCTTGTCGGCTGGAAGGTTGGAAAGGAGGTGCAGGACGATGGCTAAGGCAAGAGCAATCGACGCTGTGGCCCTCTACGAGCAAATTGCGGCCGAGGTGAGCTCGATGCTCAAACAGCCGCCCGGCATCATCGTTTCCAAGATCATGGCAATGGTCTTGCAGGCCCCGACGATCGGCAGTTCGGAGGCCAAAGAGGATGTGCCGGACGACAGGTTCGACGCACTCGCCGCTCCATGGGCCCGGAAAATCCGGGCAGCTTTCCCGGCAGCATTCGTCAATATGCACAACGAACTCATTCTGATCCCGAAGGCCAACACGTACATTATGCTGAATCAGGTACGCGACGAGCGGGACTTCAAGGCGGCTGTCCTGGAGGACTGCTCCCGGAACGCGTTCAAGGGGTGCTCTCGCAAGCTCCAGGATGAACACCTGGACGGCATCAACAAGCTGTTGGACACGAAGTTCACGCGGGACGACATGGAGCTGATCTACACCTACCTGGGCAACGGCATCCAGCACGACCTCTGCCTGCGGTTCGTGGCGAGCGGCTACGATCTCGAAGTTCTCCGGGAGTACGACAAGAAGCAGGAGGCCGGGAGCAATGGTAAAGCCTCCCCTGGGAAAACGATATGATGGACACCATGTGGGCCTTCATGCAGATGGGCGGGCTCAAGGCCGACTATCCGGCATTGAAGGAAGCCTGCATGGAGCTCCGCCAGATGATGATGCAGAAGACCGCTGGACAGCGGAAGGACAAGCCGAAAGACCTGTCTTGGGACAATCTGGAGCGCGTCAAGGTGACGATCATCTGCGAGGCTATGGCCCTGGTTCTCTCCGGCGAGTACGAGGAGGCGGGAGCATGATCGAGTTCATCTTTTTCAAAATTGTTGTGCCGGTGGCCGCTACTGTGATCTGCGGTTTGCTGGTCTGGTTTGTGATCGACTGCCTGGAGGCGTCGAGCTGGGCGGAGGAGGACGTTAAAATGCCTGGGTTTCATGTGAGTGCTGGGATTGGCGGCATTTATGCCGGCATCACCAACAGCAAGGGCGAATGGAAAGACAGAGATCGCGTTACAACTGAGGCGGTCGAGGCTGTCCGCGACTATTTCCTGGCAATCCGGGAAACCGACGGTGTGGACAGCATGGAGTACAAGTGGGTGACCGGCGACGGCAGTGAGGTCACACTCACGCTGAGGAAGACCGCGCCGGAGAACGGAGGCCCAAATGCCGAGTGAGAATAAGCCCCGCGCCTGCACGATCTTTTACTGCGATCGGCGTCGGAAGAGCGTCTGCTGTTCCGACTGCGGGTTTCGTCGGAGGGGCTGCCACAACAGCTGCAAGAACGACCCCACCAAATGCGGGTTATGTAAGGCCCCTGATCTGGAGGGCACGGAGGAAAAGGAATGAGTGATGGCGTCATTTTCAATGTACCGGCCCGCCGCTGCAAGAGGTGCGGCGGCATCCTGACAAGCGAACAGGGCTTGCGGGATGGGTACGGGCCCTGCTGTTTGAAGAAGATACGGGAGGAAGAGGAATACCGGCAGTTCATGGAGAAGCAGTACAGCTTTTTTCGACATGGCAGCCGAGGCGGAAGCCGCCAAGACCCCCGCAAAAGAGAAGTTTGCCGTTCAGCCCGCCGCTGACATCTTCCGGGACTCGGAAGACAGCGCGGAAGCGGCAGGAAAGGAAACTAACCATGAATCTGCACAAGAGTAAGATCGAGTGGTGTACTCACACCTGGAACCCGGTGACGGGCTGCCGGAACGGATGCAGCTATTGTTATGCTCGCCGGTTCATCGACCGCTTTGCACCGCACCCGTGCGAGTGGCCAGACGAGCAGTTGAGCGAGGCGGAGGGCGCGGCAGGCTGCTTTGTGTCCGAGAAACCGGTGAAGCTGCTGGACGAGTCCGGCAAGTACATTCGGAGCACGCCCTACCCGATGGGCTTCCTGCCTACGTTCCACCGCTACATGATGGACTACCCGCGGAAGCGGTTGATTCCGTCCGTGGTGTTCGTGTGCAGCATGGCCGATCTGTTCGGCGACTGGGTGCCGGACGAGTGGATCGCCGAAGTGCTGGAGGCTTGCAAAGAGGCCCCGCAGCATGTCTACCTGTTCCTGACAAAGAATCCGAGCCGGTATATGAAACTGGCCCGGAATGGCATTTTGCCGGAGGAGCCGAACTTCTGGTACGGCTCGACGATCACCGGCCCGGAGGATTCCTTCTGGTGGAGCGACTATCACAACACCTTTGTCAGCATGGAGCCGCTGCTCCAGCCCTTCGAGGGCGTCGGTGCTCAGGCCGTCAAGAAGGTGGGCTGGTGCATCATCGGTGCTATGACGGGACCCGGCAGCAAGGCTCACCAGCCGAAGCGGGAGTGGGTAGAGTCGATCGCGGCCGATGCAAAGACCGCGGGCGTGCCGGTGTTCATGAAGGACAACCTCAAAGGCGTTTGGGGAGAGCAGTTGCTCAGGGAGTGCCCGGAGGGCATCGACCTGGCAGACAAAAAGGCGGTGGCTGAATGGGATGGAGAATGAAGGCTATCCTGGGCCTGCTGATCGTCCTGGAGGCTGTCAACTGCGCACAGCTCAGCTTGAAGGATGCCCGCATTGACGACCTGGAGGGCCAGCAGATCATCAACAGGTGCCGCCTGGAGAACTGGCAGACGCGGGCCATGCGGGACGAACAGACGATCGAGGACTTGCAGAAAGCCGCCGATGAAGCAGAGATCGCGCTGCCGGATGGCCTGGAGCTCGTAGACGCTGGAGAGTTCGAGTGTACCGCGTATTGCGGCGAGAAGTACCCGCACATCTGCGGGGAGGGGAAAGGCATCACGGCGAGTGGTGCTCCCTTTACTCCAGATCAGACCGTCGCCGCCGATCAGTCGATCTTCCCGTTCGGGACGGTGCTCTACATCGAGGGCGTCGGCGTCCGCGTGGTGCAGGATAAGGGCTCTGGCATCCAGGGCAAGCACCTGGACGTGGCCGTGTCCGGCACGCACGAGGACGCGCTGGCCTGGTCTGGCTACGGAAAACACAAGGTATGGGTGATGAAGGAGGTGAACGAGAATGACGGTGAATGAGGCTGAAAATAAGCTCAGAAGTCGGGCCTGCGCCACCGGCGTTGCTAGCTGGATGTGGAATTACGACGTCGAGGACGGGACTATAACCCTGAGTTTGACGGCGGGCAAGAAGCACGCGAGCCGTTCCGTTCCATCGGACAAAATCTTCCTAGACGAACACGGCAGGGCTATCCCCGGCGGCGATGGCTCGCATCTGGTGAAGCTCTATGAGGAGCTGGAAGCCGAGCTCGGCGTCACGGCGAAGATCGCGGGCTCGGACAGGGCGCGGGCGACCATGACCGGCGACGGGCGCGTGCTGTGCAGCTGCGGCGCGGAGCTGGAGTGCGATCACGAAACCGGCGATATGCCGGAGGTCTGCCCGATCTGTGGGAAGATCATCGACTGGAGCTGGTTCACATTCAATGAGGTGGACGAATGAGCATCAAAGAAGCCGTAGCGAAGCTGGCTGCCAGGGCAAACGCAGATGGGTACGGGCTGACCTACACCGTCAGCAGCGGCAAAAAAATCTGTACCCTGGAGCTGTCGCGCAATCCGTTCCGTGTGCAGACGACGTTTTCGGACACGTTCATCGTCGCCTGCTGCGATTCTGGCCTGATCGAGAAGGTGCTCAGTGACAACTACGAAAACTTGAAATTTTTCCTGGAGGCCATGCTGAACAATGACTAACCCGTGCAAAGACTGTGCCGACCGGCACCCGATCTGTCACGATTCTTGCGAGAAGTATGCAGCGTGGAGAAAATTCTACCTCGCTGAGAAGGCCCGCGAGAAAGAACAAAATGCCTCTTGCTATGTTGGCAAGAACGCTTTTGAACAAGAAAGATGGATGGGGAGAGGCCATAGGCTACGATCGAGCCCTGGAAGCTCCCCACCAAATAGGAAGGACAACCAGAATGAAAAAGAAAAACTGCCGAATGACCGACCTGGAGCGTGCCCAGCACGCCCGCGCCGTCCAGTTCCGCAAAATGACCGACGCCCAGATCTGTGAGTATCTGGACGGCCTGCTCGAAAGGGAGCGGGAGGCCCGCAACGCGGCCCCTGCGCCGTCCAAAGAGGAGATCGTGAACGACTTCCTGGACACCCTGAGCATCCGCACCACGAGCGGCCTGCGCGTCAGCGACGCCACCATCCGCAAGATTCGCAGCATCGCGGTCGATCGTGGGTTCATCAAGAGCGCGGAGGTGTCGGATGGCTGATGCAGATCGGGAAGAGCTGAAGCGGTACAGGGAAGAGGAGGAGCGCGGACTGCTGCTCCACCTTCCTGTGCCGCTGGGTGCCGCGGTCTGGAGAGTCCGCGAGAACCCCGCGTGCCATTACGGAGTCCGGCAGGCAGAGATTTTTCTATTCGGAGAGGTCGTCACGCCGCGCCGCATCGTTGAGGAAACGCCGTTCACCCTACGTCTGCTGGATGAATGGGGCAAGAGCGTGTTTGCCACCGAAGAGGAAGGAAGATCACACCTGAATGACGAATCGTGAACAAGAAGCCCTGCGCCGGAGCTACCGCGGCAAGGTGAGCCGGTGCCAGGGGGCCTTTTTTGAACAGATGATAAGCGCGGCCTGCAATCTCTACCGCGAGCGGCAGATTGCAGACATCGAGAAGACGCCTGAGCCGATGCAGCCCACCAAAGACCTGGGCGGCGGGAAGTTCATTGCCCACTATACCGGCAAGGGGCAGGCCGACTACAAGGGCTTCCTGTGGGGCGGCAGAGCCGTGAACTTCGAGGCGAAGTACACGGACTCCGGGAAGATGATGCAGGATCGCGTGACGAAAGATCAGGCCGAACGCCTGGAGCGTGCGCAGCAGTATGGAGGCGTAGCCTTCGTTTTGTGCTCGTTCGGAAGCGTGGCTTTCTACCGCATCCCCTGGGTGGTATGGCGGGACATGAAGGGCAATTTCGGCAGGAAGTACATTATGCCGGCCGATGTGGAGCAATACCGGGTGAAGATCGGTGCTCCGGGCGTGCCGTTGTTTTTGGAGGGCCTGGAGGCCCAGAGCGCAGAAAGAGAGGAATACTCATGAGCAAAGAAACAAGATTTTGCCCGTTCCGGCGGGTTCTGACAAGGCAGCGTACCCGCATCACGGAAAACCGCGCAGAGGAAAACTTCAAAGATCGGTTTGGCGGCTGCTGCGGTGAGCGGTGCATGGCGTATCGTGATGGCCGCTGCCTGCGGCTTGAAAAGAAGGAGGAGCGGGATGGATAAACAGAAGATCAAGAGCGTTCCGAGGCTGACGACCGACAACCCGGTGGACAATTTTCAGACGGCCCTCAACTTCACCGACGTCAGCGAGGACGGCTGGGTGTGGCTGCGGCAGCCTGAAATGGCACTGACCGAGTATATGCGGAAACTCGTCAAGGGCCACGGCAGCAGCATTGACCTGGACTGCAACGATATGGAGCTCTCCGAAACCCTGACCGAGCACCTCTTCGACGACCCGAAGCAGAGCATTGATGGCCTGATCGCGGAGCACTACACGATCTTGTGGGCCTATGCGACCCTGCGGGAAAAGCTCAAATGGTACGAGGATGCAGGCATCCCGGCCATTCCTGATTATGGCCTGAATACCATCCGGCGGGCGATCAATCGGTACGGTACCGCCCCTCAGCTCCAGATGGCGATCAAGGAAATGTCAGAGCTCACGAAGGCGATCTGCAATCTCCAGCGGGCCACAACCTTCAACTACCGCAACGGTGCGAAGATCAAGGTCGCCCACGAGAGCGTCAGGGAAGAAATCGCGGACGTTTACATCATGCTGGCGCAGCTCGTTGAGATCGTCGGCAAGCCGGAAGAGGTACAGCAGATCGTGCTTGAAAAGCTCGAACAACTCAAAGGCGACCTGGACGGCGGGGAGGTGCAAAGTGAGTAAAGCCGTTTTGCTGAGCATCCGGCCTGAGTGGTGCGAGAAGATTCTCAGCGGCGAAAAGACCGTAGAAATTCGCAAGACCAGGCCGAAGCTGGAACCTCCCTTCAAGTGCTACATATACTGCACTTTGGCCGGGAGTGACAGCCTGTTTATGGATGTCCTCAACCGGGATGTGGCCGCGTGGAACCGTGGCGGCTGGCCAGAAAAAAGGGACGTGTCATTGGAGAGTTCATTTGCGATGACATCCGACGCATTGGCCCTGAATACTGTGTCGTCAAAGAAGATATCGAATCTGCAATTACTGGAAGCTGTCTCACAGTACCGCAAGTCAAAGACTATGCCGGATGGAAGTCCGGACTGAGTTATGCAGATTTGAAAGATTTGTATGGCTGGCACATTTCTGATCTCAGGATTTACGACAGGCCCCGGAAGCTCCAGGAGCTCACCGGCTTGCGAAATACCAGGTTTGGCATGGAGCCCGTGGAGATCACCCGCCCACCTCAGAGTTGGGGCTATGTGAGAGAGCTGGAGGAGGTACGCAATGAGCAAGAGGGAGAATAAACGCATCCGGCAGTTGGAACGCCGCCTTGCTGTGCTGGAGAAGCAGCAGACAACCGGCTGCGCCTGCCGCAGCAAGCAGGAAGTCACCGTAGAGCCGAAGGTGCAGGCCAAGCCGAAGACCATCCGCGAGAAGATCACAGGCGTTTTGACCGGCAAAAAGTAAAAGCCCCGGTGGGGCGGAAGAAATCAGGAGGCGGAAGACAATGAACAAAGCAGAGGATATTCGGGCGATCATCGTAGAGGCCGTGCAGGCTGGTCGCGTATCAGCAGGGCACACCGCGAATG